GATACACAGTAAGACTACGGGTAACTCCTTAGCCAAGCTCGTTGAGCACTACAAGCTGGGTGTCAAAGACAATGCCGCACTTCTCAACACCAAGGGCAGACACCTGAAAGACTTCACCGCCGAAGAAGTTGAAGCGATGCGCCAGTACAACTGCGACGACACCGATCAGTGTTACGGCCTGTTCAACATCCTGATCAAACACTACAACGCAGTAGAGCTGTGGCAGATCGACGCTACGATACGTATGCTGGTTGAGCCTAAGTTTACACTGAACAAGCGGGTGCTAGATGGGGCGCTCAGTGACTCTCGGATACAGAAGCAGCAGGCGCTCGAGGTGATGGGGCGTATTCTGTTCTGGGATGGAGACGAGGAAGTTGAGGACATTGAGGAAGGCGTTCGCAGTGTGCTGGCGTCCGCCCCGAGGTTCAAGTTACTGCTGGAGTCATTGGGCGTCGATGTGCCAATGAAGGCCAGTCCGACGGACTCAACCAAGCAGATACCGGCACTGTCTAAGTCAGACGAAGCGTTCCTTGCACTACAAGAGCACGACTCCCCCGTGGTTGCGTTAGCAGCGAGTACCCGGTTGGGTGTTAAGTCTACACTCCTACAGACCCGACTGGAGTCGTTTATCACTACAGGCAGCAAGCTACGTGGAAAGTTACCAATACCCCTACACTACTGCGGAGCCGACACAACGGGGCGGTGGTCTGGGTTCATGTACAACCCACAAAACCTGCCGAGAATAAATCCAGATCACCCAAAACAGTCTGACGCCCTGCGAAAGTCTATGGTTGCCCCGCCCGGGTACAAGGTTGTGGTAGCTGACCTGTCGGGTATAGAGCTGCGGGTGAACCACTTCTTATGGAAGGTGCCAAGCTCCATGGCGTTGTACCAAGCGTCGCCGGACAAGGCGGACTTGTATAAAAACTTTGCTGCAAAGCTCTACGCCATACCGGAAGATAAAGTATCAAAGACGCAAAGGCAGGTGGGTAAAGTAGCGCACTTAGGTCTGGGGTTTGGATCGGGTGCGGCGACATTCCAGAAGGTAGCCAAACTTATGGGCGGCGTTGACTTGGATTTGGCAGAGGCTGAGAAGATCACGTACCGCTGGAGAGACGAGTACAAAGAAATAGTCAAAGGGTGGAGCTCCTGTCACGGACTCCTGAAAGACATTGCTAACGGCAGACGGTTCGAGGTTGACCCGTGGGGGCTGGTAACTACGCGGCGCGGCGCTCTGCGCCTGCCGAGCGGCAGAAAGATACGCTACCCCGGTCTGCGTGAAGAGAAAACGGACAATGAACGGGGCGAGTGGTGGTACGGACAGGGACGCAGCCGCGCCAGAATATACGCCGGTAAAATTGACGAGAACATTGTGCAGGCGCTGGCGCGTGACATTATCGCGCAGAACGCGTACGACGTGTACAAAGAGTTAAAGATTCGCCCGAGCCTGATGGTGCACGACGAGCTGGTGTACGTAGTTCCTGAAGATCAGGCGCAGCACGTGCTGGACACAGTGCAGCGAATCATGAGGACACCTCCCGTATGGTGGCCGCAGCTGATAACATGGTCGGAGGGTGATATCGCGCAGTCATACGGGGAAGCTAAATGAAGAATCCAACATGGTCGTTCAGTTCTATTAAGTTGTTTGAGCAGTGTCCGAAGAAGTACTACCACCTCAAGGTTGCCAAGGACTACACCGAGCCGCCGACAGATGCTACGACATACGGGGAGGAGTTCCACACAGCGGCAGAGTTCTACGTCTCAGGTAAAGCGGAGTTGCCGGAGCACTTTGAATTCGCTCGAGGGGCGTTGGATAAGCTCAAAACGCTACAGGGCGAGAAGCTGTGCGAGTACGAGATGGGGCTGACTGAGGACTTGGAGCCGTGCAAGATGAATGATCCGAACGTGTGGTGGCGAGGGATCGCAGACCTTGCAATCATCAACGGCAAGAAGGCAAGAGTGCTTGACTACAAAGCGGGTAAGAGCGCAAAGTACGCTGACAAAGATCAGTTGGAATTGATGGCGCTGGCAGTGTTTAAACACTTTCCAGACGTCGAAGAAGTTGATGCAGCACTGCTGTTTGTTGTGGCTAAAGCCTTCATAAAGGGCAGCTACAAACGTACTGACGCGCCTGTTTTATGGGCACGGTGGTTACAGCGGTATAAACGGATTACCACAGCCAAAGCCAATGGCGTGTGGAATCCTAAAACATCGGGGCTGTGCAAAGCACACTGCGTCGTGCTGAGCTGTCTCCACAATGGGAGGAACTCGTGATGCCATACAAAAATCCTGAGAAAGACCGCAACTATAAGAAAGAGTACCAGCTACAGAAGGAACGCGGGGAGCATGACAACCGCATGGAGCGACAACGTGCGAGGCGCTCGTACGATGCGAAAGGAGTAGACCGCGCAGGTAAAGATGTCAGTCATAAAAAGATGCTCAGTAAGGGCGGCAGTAATTCAGACGGTACCTACTTGGAAAGCCCAAGTAAAAACCGCGCACGTAATGGTAAGTCAAAAGGAAAGTAACTGATGAGAATTGTTGATAACCGTGCGCTGATGTTGCGAGTACGCAACCCCGGTTTAGTAACAACCGCAATACCGAAAAGCAAAGCGTTCCCAGACAATGTGGTACTTGTTCACTGGGGGTTGGACGAAGCACGTGTACTTAGAAACATAGGTATACGTAACGTCCCGTCTCCCATTGAAGGCAAGTACGACTGGCCGGGGCAATACAAACCGTTCGACCACCAGAAGAAAACGGCGTCGTTTTTAACTATGCACCAGCGGGCGTTCTGCTTTAATCAGCAGGGCACCGGCAAAACAATGTCCGCTATCTGGGCGGCGGACTACCTGATGAAGGAAGGCATTATAAACCGCGTGCTGGTGATATGCCCCCTGTCCATTATGGACAGCGCATGGCGCGACGACTTGTTTAAGGTAGCCATGCACCGAAGCGTTGACGTAGCGCACGGGGCGAAGAGCAAGCGGCAAGCGATCATCAATTCCGGCGCGGATTTTACCATCATCAACTTTGATGGTGTGGACATCGTTAAGGAAGACATCAAGGCGGGCGGCTTTGATCTTGTCATCGTCGACGAAGCCACGGGCTACAAGAACCCGCAGACCAAACGGTGGAAAGCGCTTAATCACGCAATCACGTCGGACACATGGTTGTGGATGATGACAGGTACTCCGGCAGCGCAGTCCCCTGAAGACGCATTCGGCCTAGCAAAACTTGTTAACCCAAGGGCTGTACCGCGCTCGGCTGGATCGTTTAAGGACATGGTGATGTATAAAGCCGGGCCTTTCAGGTGGGTGCCAAGAGCCAACGCCGGCGCTATAGTTAATCAGGTACTGCAGCCCGCCATCCGCTTCACCAAGGATCAGTGTCTCGACCTCCCCGACATGGTGTACGCCAAGCGCGACGTGCCTATGACCAAGCAGCAGGAGCGGTACTACAACGACATCCGCCTGCGCATGAGGGCTACAGCTGCGGGGGAAAGTATCAGCGCAGCGAACGCGGCAGTTAACTTGAGCAAACTTATTCAGATAAGTGGCGGCGCTGTGTACTCCGACAACGGAGAGACCGTTACGTTTGACGCTGCCCCTCGGTACAACGCACTGATGGAAGTGATCACCGAGTCCAACAACAAGGTGCTTGTGTTCGTGCCATACACACATACTGTCGAGATGGTTGCCGAGAAGCTCAACGCCGACGGTATAACCGCTGCCATTGTAAACGGATCAGTGCCGGCTGCTAAACGCACAGACATCTTTCGGTCATTCCAGAATAGCCCTGACCCAAAAGTTCTGGTTATCCAACCGCAGGCTGCAGCGCACGGCGTAACACTTACCGCAGCCGATACCATCGTGTGGTGGGGGCCGACCCACTCTGTGGAAATCTACGAGCAGGCCAACGCTCGGGTACACAGGCAGGGGCAGGTAAACAAGTGCACAGTGATCCAGCTGCAAGGATCGCCCGCAGAGAAACGCGTGTACGCAGTACTCGACAGAAAGATAGATATGCACACAAAGATAGTAGATTTGTACAACGAAATACTTGAAAGTTAGTATAAACTTAAGTACAGTAAACAAAACCAACATAAAAAGGAACCGATGATGTCAGACGATATAGATATTAACAAGCTGGTAAAAGTCTTTATTAAGATGCGCGACCGCAAGGCAGCCTTGGCTGCGGCCTACAAGGAAGAGGACGACAAGATACAGTCGCAGATGGATACCGTCAGGCACGCCCTGCTCGGGTACTGTAAGGATAACGGCGTCGAGTCCGTCCGAACTGAGTCTGGTATGTTCTACAGAACAGTGCGGAGCAAGTACTGGACAAGTGACTGGGAACAGATGGGCAGTTTTATCTTGGAACACAAGTGCCCTGACCTGCTGGAGAAGCGCATTCACCAAGGGAACATGATGGCGTTCTTGCAAGAGAACCCAACACTGCGTCCTGTGGGGTTGAATATAGACTCCGAGTACACAATAACTGTTAAAAAAGGAAAGAGCTAACATGAGTGAAGCCAATAACACAGGCTACGTCACAATCGACGAGCTGGCCGATTACTTGAAGGTCAAGATAAGCACTATCCGTACGTGGATTAAGTTGGGTAAACTCCCAGCAGATGCGTACTTGAAAGTCAGCAACACCTACAGGTTCAACATCGACGAAGCCATCGCAGGACTAAAGCGCTCCAGCATGGCGGACATGGCCGCGGAAGCAGTGGCAGTTAAGACCCCACCCCCTTTGCAGGAGAGGGTAAAGGAAGTGCTCGTTAAGGCGCGGGCAGCTAAAGCAGCGACTCCAGCCAAAGAAAAACCAGAAGAAGTGCGTCTAGGCGGACAGTCGTTTACGTTAACAATGGAAGACAGTGACATTGATCAATTAATTGGAGGTACACGATGAGTAATATTACTTTGTTTAAAGACATGCCAGATAGCTACCGAGCGCTGCTCGCCACGCTTGAATCGGAAACAAC